GGATCGTGGTCGAAGGACATCTGTCATAGGAAGAGCCATCTGCATCTCAGCCACAGGGGGCACTTCAGGCTTCGGGACAGGCAGGGCTTCAGGCAGGACTTCAGGCAGGGCTTTAGGTATAGCCTTTATGGCCTTTGTTCCTGCCCTTGCACCACGCAGACCATGCCTAACACCACCAACAATTACCCCACCGGGCAAAAGCTCAAGGGGATCAGTAACGAACTCAGCAGGGATTGATTTCCATAGGGATATCTCACCTTCTTCAACTGTCTGCTGGTAGGCAGCAGACAGTGCAGATATGGGATCGTGTCCCTGATCACGAAAGTACCCGTACCTCTCACGAACCTCTGGCTCACTTATACCGGGAACGGTCATAAGGGCACCAGTTGCCGGGGACATTATCTCTTGGGCAGCCTGTAAGGCTCCCATCTCTGGTTCAAGAAATCCAGTAAACGCAGCGAGTCCCTTCTTCCACCAAGCAGCATCTTCGGGAAGTGCTTCCAGAGCCTCGCTTGCCCACTTCTTACGATCCAGCATATGGGGAATAGAGGTAAAAGGGAATGCAGTCTTGGCAAGCGATACAAGCCCTTCGCCTATCTCGCCACCACGACGCTTCCACTGCTCGGCTTCCCAGTAGTCTGGATCTCTCACAGCAAGCCCGGTGGCAGTAGTAGGTTGTGGTGCCACGGGCACTTGGGGAGATACGGGAGCTTGGGGGACTACTTGACGATTACGAGCCTTTAGAAGTTCTAAATATTCTTGTAGTGGTTCATTTAGGGTGTTCCCTTCACTGTCAACAGGATGACCAGCAGTTCCCCACTTACGACCTAGCTCCGGGTAAGCAGCGACTGCTCTGCCCCATATAGCATCGAGTCTTTTAGGATCAGCCATGAGCTACCTGTATGCATATCTGGTCTGGGGAGCAAACCGCCTAAACGAACCTCCGGGTCGAAGTGATGGGCTTAACGAGGTGTACCTTTCCGTCCAAGGCATATCCCCCAAGAAGTCTACAAATGATGGAGCTTCAGTGCCTTGCCTGAGTGCGGTGCCCAAGGCTCCTGCGTACTCGTTACTTATATTGCCGTACTGGCTTCCCCAGTACTGTCTCTGTGCAGGGGCACTTGTACCCTGAAAAGGAGCAGCACTGAAGTACGCCATCGCAGGCGAAGCTTCCAGCATATAGTCACTGAAGTCACCTACTCCCGATAGTATATCTTCCCATTCTGCCATTTAGGTGTACACCTTAATACTGAACTGTGGGCGCATCCGTACCTGTCTGTAGATTGTATCTGCTTCCCAGCCAGTTCATAAACCCGGCAGGGCTTTGTCCGGCAGCGGCAGCTCTTGCAGCGTACAGGTCGTACAGGTTACCTACCGCACCTCGTGCTGCCCGTGCCCCGTATCCTACGCCGCCACCCATAGCAGCAGATGCCATAGCCATAGCATTACTTCTAGCATTTTCTCCTTCCAGAATGCCTCGATAGCCAAGCATGGCCTCTGACAATTGTTCATCGGGCACATCTACCCTACCACTCAAGTAACGTGATGCCTGTTTCAGGGCATTCCAGTCAGCGGCTGACATCCCTGCTCGATAGGGACTGGCAACAGTTCCTGCATCGGCTACCCGTTGCCGTGCCGTCAGCCAATCCGAGAATGTCCTCGTACCTGCGGGTTGATTAGCTATATAGCTACCAAATGCTGGTTGGTATCCAGCCATTGCTGCCCTCTGGTACTGAGGCAAATATGCCTGAGTGTCTGGCAACGACCCTATTCGGGCGGCCTGCCAGAGAGCCTGCGGAGAACCCGCAAAGGTCTCTCCTATAGTTATTGGGCTTGTAAAAAAATCACCGAAATCTTCAAGATTCCAGTCGCCCCCTTCGGTTCCTGTGTAGGTAGGCAAATCCCATTGTTCTGCCATTACTAAGCCTCCTGAGTTATTCCTAGATTATACTTGTTGGTGAAAGCTTCTACAAACCCTGTTATTGGCTTTCCTTGGGATGCCATCTGGGCCGAGTATACATCAAACTCTTTTCCTATCTCATCTCTCAGATACTTTGCCCCATACCCTTGGCCTGCACCCATACCAGCCATGATCATGGAAACAACCTTTTCCCTTTCAGTTAGGTATCCCTCTATTAAACCCCGTGAATATTTTTCTTGATCGGTAGCAAATTGATCACGTTCTGAAACCGCATACGGGTCAGCTCCTGTATCGGGAAACGCCCCTGCAGATATATTGATCAGGTTCTGGAACGCCCTTGATCTCTCTTCCTCAGTCATTTTAGGTGTTGTCTCGGCCCACCCCCCGAAAGTGTCAGCCCCGAATTCACCACTCAGGAGATATTCGCCCCAAGCTGGTTTAAACCCGTACATCCGGGCTTTCCACCTAGGATCAGCAGGGTTGATGTTCTCACCCATCTGCCCCGCCCTTATAAGTTCCCACTGCTCAGACGGTGGAAGCCCGAAACCCCTAGGCGGTAGCCCGTACTGTCCGGCGGTTGGGTCTGTGGTCAGGGCTGTGGTCGGGTCTGTTGCAGCAGTTATTCCTGTAGCCCATGTATCTAAGTCCGGGTTATGTGTAAACGTAATGTCCCCAAAGTTGTACTGGTTAAAGCCCTCCATAGTTGTAGTGGAGGTTGGGTTAAGCCACTCCGAAATAGAATTGGTTCCTTGATCACGGATATAGAAGCCATTTGTTTCTTTGTTAAAGAAGTAGTCTAAACCACCATGTGTGGCTAAAGGTCTTCCTGCGGCTATCTTGGCTGCCTTATTCGCATAATCTGGATCTGGATCTGTAGCGGAAAACTGGTATGTAGCCGTAGGCTTCCCAACTCCCATTACCGTTGGGACTGCGAGAGTGCTTTCCGTGGTAACGGGAAGTTGTCCGAGACTCTCTAGGTACGTCTGGTCTTCTAGTTCCTGTTCTCTATCTTCCACGCCTACTGGTGTGACTGGTTTGACTACACCCGGTTCTTCTCTTGCTAACGTCCTTATAAACAGGGTCGAAATTTGTTCTGGATTCCAGCCGGAATCTGCAAGTTCTTTCTCAATCTCTGGCCTGATATAGCTGGGGTCTACATAATAATTTTTAAGTTCGGACATTCTTTTGGCAATGTATTCCATCGCAGGAAGCTGAAATTCTTCTATATTAAATGGCTTTTCCTGCCTCTTACTAGCTAACCAGCGAATAACAGGGGTTCCACCAAGAGCCTCTATGAGTGCTTCCTCGGTCATGCCACCAGCCTGTTCTATCATCTGTATGGCTTCTTGTTTTCCATACCCTCTGTCCTTGGCCCAGTCAGGAACCCACCAAGGGGCAGGGATCCAAGGCTTCTTATATTCACGAATACCCTCTCCCTCGTCGGTTACCGCAAACATCACATAGCCGGGAGCAGGTGGAGCTTTATCCTCCGCATCTAAGAAACCTCGTTGGTGGATCTCGTAGGTTAATTTACCATCCCCCATATCAAAAACTTTTGGTCTAGTCTCATATGCTTTAGTAGGATCTTCTTTTGCAGCGAGTTTAGCCTCCATTACAAGTGGAGATTCCTTTTCACTCTCTAGAATTATTCTAGCCCTTTCTTCAGTGGCTGCTTCTGCATCTGCGGCTCTTTGGTAGGCTGGTGTGCCGGGTATAAGGTCGGATCGAACAGGCATGGGGTACTGGAACGGCTTTCCACCTAGGTGGTATCCAAGTCCTTGTGCTGGTGGCGGCCCAACATATGACTGTTCTGGCATAGTTACTCGGTCAGTTTTAGTTGTTCCTACATTAAGAGCATTGATCTCTGCCTGTGTCACAGCTCCTTCTAACAGGCTAGACATATCTCCTACTCCTACTGCCGCTGCCGGATTTACAACGGGTCTTCTATCAACCTTTACTGGTATAGTATCTGCCAGTTCGTCAGGTGAGAACCTATCGGTCAGCTTATTTACCAGATCAGTAGGCTTAATACCAAAGGCTTTTGCTTGTTGCAGCACAAGCGGGTCATTAATATCAGGGACTGCTTCAAGGTTTTGCCTGTTATGCCAAAAACTGGCGGCGGCAAGCTCTAGTGCCATCTTCTTATCAGTTACCATCTCAGCCGTTTTCTTTGCCTGTTTATCTTGACCAGCCGCAGCAGTTGCAGACTGTTGGGCCATGAAGGTTGCATCTATAGGGGCAACTCCCTGACGCAGTAGATCCTGATAGGTCAAAAACTCACTGGCACGAGAAGCATCAATAGTATCCACCGAAGTGGATATATCTACCCCTACGGCAGGCAGACGGTCATACCCTACGCTTCCCTTTCTTAGGTGACTTATGAGGCTGCTTGGATCTCCCATCCCGTGATCCATGAGATCGACAAGGTTACCAAACAGGTGCGGCATGATCTCGAAATGCGATAGATAATGATCTTCTCCTAATGCCATGCTATCCTCCCGGCCCTACTAGGCCCATTCTTCTCAGCCTCTCCGCATCGCTCTGCGCTCCCGGTCTGGGCATACCCGGAGGCCCAACCGGGCCTGCCGGGGGAGTGGGCATGGGTGGCGGCACACCAGCCATCGCAGGGGGCATTACTCCCGGCGGCGGCATAGGCGGCGGCCCTCCCGGCTGCATTGGTGGGGCACCCGGCGGCATTGGAGGTGCTGCACCCGGAGATGGGCCGGGCGGTGCCCCACCTCCAAGATTATCCGCTAACATCTTCGCTTTGCCTAGTAGCATTGCGGTAAGCTCCCCGGCATAGAACTGGGCAAGGTCTTCACGACCCTGACGCATGGCAGCCTGATACAGGCTCCACAGCCCTGCCTCTGGGAGAGTACGTTCCGCTATCTGTTCCTTGATCGTGTCTTCTATCTGATCTGCGTCCTGTATTCCTAGGACATTGTCCCTGATCCAGAGGTCTGGCATCAGTGGTGTCGGGCCTTCACGGGCGATTTGTGCCATAGAGTACTTGGACATATCGTCCTGCGGAAGCCTCGGCATGACAACAATCTCTATATCCCCGCCGTCCTTGACGGTCTTAGGGGTAATCTTTTCTGAGAAGTACATCCTGTTATTGTCCCTGCCGGATAGTTCCATAGCAGAGAAAGCCCCGGACGAGTACTGGTCGCAGAGAAGTCTTGCTAACTGTGAGTATGCCTGTTCCAGTGCGATCACCCTAGGTGAAAGCACTGTCTCAACGCCCTGCTTGAGGGTGTTGATGGCGAATCCCGATAGCTGGAATGGAAGTTCCCCGTACATGGAGTGGGGGATTGCGCCCCTCTGCATCTCTCCAGAGACAAGGCCCATGAATGCGCCTGTCTCACGAGCTACTTCCATCAGTCCTAGAGGCTGGACATCCTCTCCCTGTGCAAGGGCTACCTCTGTGCCTTCCTTGTAGGGGTCTTCTTCGAGGGTCTTGGTTCCGTCACGGGAGACTATCTTCAGTCCCTGCTTGCGGCTCCGTGCGGTAAGTTCGAGCATGACGGACATCATAAAATTATGTTGCTCGTATATGTCCCGTGTGCCCTTGAATACCGACTCCCCGTAGTTCTCGACGGTGTCCTCTATGGACGACCACTCCAGAGACTGTATCAGGGGGTTAGCCCCTACCGGGCCTATGAACACGGGGACTTCGTTGCTGCCGTGCTTTGTTCTCTTCTTGATTATCCTGTGAGGTATGACGACTACATTATCTTCCCGGTCATAGAAGTCGTAGACTTCTATTCCGTCCTCGTCCTCACGCATATCGCCAAGCCGGACATTGTACTGGCTCTCGATCTCTGCCTTAGTCTTCTTGGTCTTGTAACAGGCCCAAGACAGACCATCGGAGTCGGTTCCCCAGAAGGTATGCATCGGATCCCACGGGGTTACGTCCACGTAGGTAGTGTCTTCATCCTTTTTGACCAGCAGTGCCCGTCCCGCATACCATCCCCGCAGGGATATGTACCATGCAAGCTGGCTTTTCAGGTCGGGAAGAAGTTTTCTGGTCAGTCTCTCGTTAGCAGATCTAAGGGCACCTATAAGAAATCGTTCCTTATCGTTATTAGTCTCCCGAAGGTTTCTTGGGTTGCCGCTGGGCGGTATGCGTATGATTACATCCGCACTTGCCATCCACGCAATGATCTTATCTGCGTAGGTCTGGGGTTCGTTAGAGGTGTATGACTGGTATCCGTCGCCAGCATCGTAGGATTCAAGCCTGTAAAGCTTGTGATCCGCATCCATCCGGGTGCGGAGAGGCTCCGTTACATCGTAATGAGTATCAACAACACTGATTATGTCTTCTACTTTGCGTCGAGCCACCTTATGCCCACCTCTTAACGCTGATAAAGCTGCGGTTGCCGACATGACCGTACCCAAACTTGTCTACGAGTCCGTAGATAACGGCCTTTACCCCGTGGTTATTTTTATCCTCGGGAGATTCACCCACTATATTACCATCTCTGTCCATTTTCCAGCGATAGGCCCGTGTTTGTCCGTCCAAGGGACTGGGAACTACCCCGAATTCGGACAAAATCCCGCCACATTTAGGGTTGAAGATGATTTTTGGGGCATTAGAAACGGGATCGGCCTTCAAAAAGCTCTTCAGGCGTTCCGTTCCCTCGTTGATCCTGACCTTCTGGGCGGCAAGATAGATCCCTGTCTCACCTAGCCATATCTCTGCGGGTGCGCTCATGGCCTGATGCTGGTATCCTGCTATGTCTATCACCCCACCCTGAACATCCTTCCACCAAGGCCGGGTCTTTGCTATATCAATTATCTCGTTAGTGATCAGACCCTGCTCGTAGATCTCGTCTATGACGCAGATCTGTCCGTTTATCTCCTGAACAGCCTCGACAGCATAGGCTCCCGCATACCCCGGATCCATCCACAGGTACACAGGGTCTCCTACTGACCACTTAGCCTCATCGCTGATATGTATATCGGCCCTGAACTCCCCGAACACGAGTCCCTGCGGTGGGCTTGGTATCCCCTCGATGCGTTCCATAAAGAATTCGTCTGAGGCCATAGCCTTCAGGCGAAGTATCTCCGGGTCTGCCTTACCACCGGGGTACAGGTACTGGTTAGAATATGACGGAAGTGAGAAGGACTGTTCTTCCGCTGATCCGTGTCTCCAAGTCTGGAATAACTGCGGATACCATCCCAGTGATCCCTCGAAAGTCCCCGCAAGAAAAAGCCACCCACGCTTTGGAGCGCACCTTCCCCGGAGCCTGTGGAACGATTCAAGATCTAGCTGGCTTGCCTCGCATCCTATGATCCCGTTAGGTGCCTTCATCGCAAGGGTTCTTGGATCTTTCGCAGACTTTGTCTCTATCCGGGTTCCATCCGCAAGAACTATCCTGCCGGGATCTACCCTTTTAGAAGCTTCTGAAAGTACCCCTAGGCTAGCGAAGTCCTGAACCAAGTAATCGAACTCTGCCCTAGTGCGTTCATAGTCTGCCGCAACCAGCCAGTACAGCCCTTCCTCATCGTTCTCAAGGAACCTAGAGACCAGATACTTAGAAGCCACCATACTCTTACCCGCCTGCTCACCCCCCGCAACTAGGATAAACCTCTTGCGGCAGTCTACTATGGGACGCTGCTTCTCGGTAGGATTAAAGTCCAGCTTCTTAAACAGGTACTCGACTATACTTGAATCGGTTTCCGTAGTCATTTGGATTTACCATCCGAGTCCTTCTTCCTTAACAATATCTTCTCTACCTCATCTATCGCATTACGGTGCGCTTCTTCCGCTTCCGTAACCCCCGGATCCGTCTTCGATTTTTTCTTATTCTCTTTAACCCATCTCTTCCAGTCAGCCATCATCTCCTTGACCTCAGTACCAGCCATGTTCCCATCTCTTCGATACTTCTCAGGCCACTCGGCATTGAGAAGTGTAACCAGCAGTATCGGGTTATCATTTGGCTTCTGGTTCTTTATTCGTTCCAGTGCCATATCCTGTAGATGTTCCCTGAACAGCTCCTTGGATACACGAACCTTTGTCCTGAATCCATTAACATCCCTAGCAGACCAGCCCGTAACCGTAGACCTGCCTACACCAGATGCCTCACACGCCTTCCTAATACTTCCAACATCACCAAGAGCAGCAAGAAACGCATCCTGCTTGGCCCTGATCATGTCATCAGCTTCACTCGTGTCCTTCGTTTTCTTGCCCGTCTTTGCTTTTGCCATTTTCTACCTCAGGCCAGTATATATTATTCCGACCATAGTTCGGAAAGTCTTTTGCATTAAAACATATACTACATATCCCTGTAGAGAAAGCCCCGTTAGGGGAATCGATTATCCAGATATGTGAATGATCACCGACCCTAGAACCAATGCGGCCTGAGTCAAACGAGGATAACCACCCACGGATCGTAGATCGAGGGATTTCCATAATCTCCGAGATCTCACGCTGTGAAGAACCAGCCCTGTAACGAAGCAAGGCACGGGCGATAGTACCTGTCGGGTAACTGTGAGACCTGATTCCCATAATCCACACACGATACACACAACAAGTTCTTTTAACAAGTACAAGATATATTATAAATCCCCCCTTTAGGGGGGGATTTTAATATCATGTCTTATACATGAAGAAGAGAGGATCCATTTCAATGAAACGAGACATGATTTCACTGAAATGATAGTCTTGATTTCAATGAAATACCTGTGCATTTCAATGAAATGAGCATGGGGCGTCTTTAGCATGAAAAGTCTGTCATGGGTAGAGGCTATATATAGAGACAAGCCCCAAGACATGCCCCCTCGCACGCTCCTTTTTTCCGACTTGCGACACCTGCCCGGCAGCCTGTCAAGCCCCCCCCATGCTGCCCATG